GTTTATTATCTTGTCCACAAATATTCCTACTTGTATCACTCATGCACGATTGGTTAGACCAATCACTCCTGACATCGCAAACTACTAAGCCATTTTTCAATTAACGAAGACCCCGCTAAAAGTCTAAGCTGCTTTACTCTTTGACTTTACTCTCATCCTTGCGAGACTTGAGCAGGCAATCTAATTGCCGAAGTACACTTTCATTTGCGACGGGCGATGACTTTTGCTTTTTTGAATTTTTTCTATTTTAAATAGCATTACAATGTAAAAATCATCTTTCATCTATCACAGACACGCATCGCCATGTGTTTCATTCTCTTTTGAAGAACAAAATGCACAGCGCCTGCTTGTTATCGATCGTTTTGCGGACAATCGACTTACCTTACATACTTTTGGGAGGCACCCGATTTTTGTAAGATATGGTATTAAGCTCTTGTTGCACCTCGAACAAAATACCTCATTCCTCTTATAGACTCGTCTCACAGCCAAACTGCCACGTTTGCATTTCCTCAACACCTTGTCGTTGGAATTTTCTGCTTTAACTTCGCCTACCTATTCCAAAACTGAAATAGTTAAGATTGAATTGCTTAGAATGACCATTGCTGGCAGGAAGTTTGATAGATTTAAAAACATCCTTTTCCTGAGTTACCACAGATTATCTAGTCTAAGCCCTAAAAATGCAAGGCGACTGCAAAGCCCTGCGGAGAACCAATAGTATATTGTCTTTTTAAATTTATTTTTTGCAGTCTTAAAGGCGACGGCTGGAATCGAACCAGCGGAGCAAAAAGTTTGTATAGCTTGCAATTTTAAAATTAAAGAGATTATAGAACCTTTCGTCGCCGTAAAGGGCGTGATGCCCTTTAGTAAAATATATATAGGAGTCTGTCAAACTTCATACTATCTGACAATACAATGATATCACTTTAAAACGTTTCATGTTTCCGCAAAAAGTTCACTTTTGAAAGCGATTAAACAACCGCCCTGATACTGTTCAGCGAATGCAAGACACGCTCTGTTTAAGTAGTCTTGAAATTTTGTTTTTTCAATCCATAACTTTTCTTGTATCTCGTAGTTTAGCATCGGTTCAGTCGCTAGATATTTATTGAACAAAATAAAGCGATATTTTGGATTGAATAAGCGACTAACTGCTTGCTCGATTTCTTCCAATTCCCTTGAAGCATCTATCCGTCTGATCGCTAGTTTCTCAACTTGCTTAGACGGGCCGTTACTTCCTCTAGGTTCAAACGTTATTAACTGCGTAACTCGTTGCTCTGGTAAGTCGCAAGCAATTTCACGAATGCGTGGATATTGTCGCAATACTTTCTTCACGTTTGAGATTGTCTTTTTCTCGTTGATTTCTTGAAATAACACTTGCGCCCCTTTCTTTATGCTTCGCCTATCAAAACATTGACCGGTATTTTGAAATAGGTTGCTACGTCTTCGACAATATAATAATTCGGTTGTTTACGCTTGTTTTCCCACTTCTCAATTTCTGATACTGTATAACCCAAAATTTCAGACAGTTCATTGCGTGATAATTTCTTATCTAGTCGTTTCTGTTTCAGCATAAATGCGAAGCACTCGCATTGTTTAATAGATATTCCAGTTTCTTCGCTTATCTCTTTAAGAGTTCCGCAAGATAAGAAAGTGTCTTGTTGATAGAGTGCGTATTCATTTCCATTTTCTACTTCCATGTTCTAATTCCTCGATCAATCGTTTCAAATAAAACTCCGCTTTCTTTAAATCTTCGATACCGTTCTTTTTATGAAATCGCAAAACGTACTTCACTACGTTACCCCAAAAGAAGCCGGCTTTGTATTCAGGACAAGGCTTGAATGCATCAATCACGTCCAAGGCTTCAATTCCACTTTCTGAAATATAATGGCTTGGTTTATTTACGTTATCGTTCATCTTAAATCCTCACTTTTCACAAATGAACCGTTTACCATTTTTCCTTTTCGGTTCTTGATCTCGTTATACGCTAGTTCAAAACATTCAGCAATGCTCCACCCTTTCTGTTGGCAATAGATAGTCAATACTACCAAAATATCCCCGACTGCATCTTTTCCGTCTTGCTCACGCTCTTTCAAATGCGCTTGTGCAAGTTCGCCCGCTTCTTCAAATAACTTCAACGCTTGAGCCGTGCTATTGTCCGAATTGTCCAAGCCTCGCTCCTTCGCCCACTTTTCAACTCGATGCGCTAAAAGTTCCATGTTTGTTGTCATAATTCAACATTATCTCCGATTTCTGTATTATTGTATTTCTTTTCACTAACCACAAACACGTTTCCGTTAACCGTGATAGTGAACAAACTTCCGATTTTTCGTTTTTCCGTAACCTTGCCAGTGATCTGATATTTACTATCAGCATGATATACTAGCAAGGGTTTCTGTACTTCACGTTGCATGAATAATAAGCAAGTTGTGAGTAAGGCGTATCCGATTAAAAAGCGTTTCATTCCCTGGTTTCTCCTGTAATTTCATTTCGCTCCACTCGGAACTTAAAAGTTGTGTCATCGCTCATATGAGCTATTGTGATTTCTTCGACCCATTGACTTCTTGTGTATGGATATCTGTTTGGTCGTTTCATTATTTTTCCTCCAACTTCTTAATTTCCTGTTCAACCTGTTCTTTTTTGAGATTCAGCTCTGATAACTTTTGCACCTCAATTGCTTTTTTAATGACCTCGAGCCGTTCGATTTCTTTTTTAAACTCGATAAGTTTTTCAACTTTTCGTGCGTATTCTCCAAAATTTTCAGCCCAGTTGTATTCTTCCCATCCAAAAGCTCTTCTCAATTCTCTCCCTTGGTCATTGAATTTCTCCATCAATAGCTTATTAAGATAGGCTTGCGCAATCAAGATATAAATTGACATACCAATCACTAATGATGAAATCAAAATCATTCCCCAAAACATTAAATCTTTCATTCTTCTTGCTCCTTCTTTAATCTGTCAATCCTTAAATTCACATAAGCCATTGCATGACTTAAAAATGGTGTTGGATATTTTGGTAATTCCTCAAGCATACGCTCAAGATATTCTAATTCGGTTTCTTCTTTCATTCTGTTACCTCCTCAAAATAACTATGAAATTCACTTAAATTGATAATAGCAACCTCTTCAACATAATGCTTCTTAACGTCAAAGTCTGGATAATTTTTCCCAAACTCTTTCTTTATTGCTTTTTCAGCAAGCGAGGGTTGAGCGAATATACTTGCCCCATTTCTTAAAGCTAGCGCTTGGCCGTTTTTGTTTACTATTCGATAACCTACATCAAACGGTCTGATTCCCCTTGGGATTTTTATGCATTTGCTTTGAATCTTCATTCTTTCTTCAAGTGTTTGTTCCATCACTCCACCTCCTCAATCTCAATCCCCTCACAATTAAATACCCAACCGAAGCCGGCATCTTCTAGTTCTTTGCGGGTGTGACGTAATTTAAAGGAGCTATCTTCACGATCGCTACCTGTAAACCAATCATTATAAAAAATATTATATTTTAAAACACGAAATTCATGCCCAAGACCTTTAAACTTCACAATATACTTCGGTTCTTTCTCGACCTCGTAGCCATACAACTTCATCTTGATAAGTGTTTCCACAGGTTTATTTACAGTCTTACCTAACCACTGAGAGAAGGTTACATTTTCTTGTTTTTTAGGTTCAAGATTATACTTCATCCAATCCCAAATATTATACTCAAGATTATCTTTATGCTTTTCATACCAATCCGCCACAAACTGCGGGATTGTGACTTTTTCGGGTTCGTCTAGTTGTTTTAAATCTTTCAAAACTTCAGACGTATCAACCCTTCTGAAATAGTTATGATTCAAATACTCGTATTTTCCAATCAATTCCTGTTTATTCATTTTTACACTCCTTTAACTGTTCTTGATACCTTTTCAGTTTCTTCTTCCAAAAATCACGTTCTGCGCTTCGTGAGTGTGCAAGCGACTTCACGCAAGGTTCAGATAATTCTTCAATCCTTACGTTCGCTTCCTCGATTGAACGTTCTAGCGATTCAATCATTTGTTGTTTAATATTCATCTTCAGTTATCCTTGATATTTCAAGTTCAATTCTATATTTCTTGTTTCCAGACTCTCCACCGTGTCTGAAATCCATTGACTTGATAACGTGATAATTATCATCTGTCCAAAATTTCGCATCCGTCAAGCCGTCCAGTAGTGCCTTACTTGTAGGCGACCAGTTCGGCGGATCATATATGCGATTAGTCGGGGCGAATACCCAAACAATCACTTTACAAGGCTTATTTTCGTTAAAAGGTAAGCCGAAGTAATCTAGTAGAGTATTCCGCCCTTCGTAATGTGCTAACTGTCGTAAAAACTTTGTGATTTTAGCTTTTTTCTGAAAATGTAATCTGTCATTCGCTGAAATCATCTGTTTTCTGTCAAGTTCAAATTTTAAAATTAGTTTTTCCATTCTAATTCCTTTGCTATTGCAGTGATCACATTCACGGTTACGCTATTGCCCGCTTGTTTATAAAGTTGACTGTTAGAGTTGACCTCTTGCGCCTTATCAAACGCCCAATCTGGAAAACCTTGCAATCTCCAACATTCACGAGGTGTTAGTTTTCTAATTCTAAAGTCAGGCTCTACCACCCCTTGACTCTCTCCAGTCAGTAGAGTGTTAGCTATTTGCTTTCCAACTCTACCTCACCTTGTCTTAGAGTTTGGATGAGATAGGTTTACACTATCTCCGATTTCAGCTTCTGCATATCCTTGCGAGGTTGCTTCTTTGACTCTGATTTTAGGCTCAAGATTTCCACCTTGATACGCTCGTAACGTTGGAGCTATGCCGTCTGTTTCGTAAACAACTCCGCTATCGTTGAAATTAGGCTCGATTGTTCCATATTTTTTTATTTCGTTTTCAACGACCACTCCGTGTCTGTCTTGTGCCGTCAACGTAAACATAGGCTCGCCATCTGTTTTGAACCGTCTGCCATTTTGGTTTTTATTTGCTCGGTCTGGAGTTAATACAGGTATAGCGATTTGTTTAGGTTCTTTGTAATCTCTAGCGCAAAGCGTACCAATCAAACCTTTTGAGTCACAAACAATACTGCCCGTCCCTTGACTTGTTCCGTTCGGATTTTTAGTATTGCCAACGATTTCTATTTTTGACTGTTGATTATCAGATTTTGAATCTTCTCTGATGATAGGAAAAACGTTTCTGGTACGTTTTCCTCTAAGATGTCCGATAATGAACACTCGCTCCCTATTTTGAGGGACTCCGAAATTCTTGCTGTTAAGTACTTGCCACTCCACATCATACCCCAATCCGTCCAAGGTTCTGATGACGGTTTCAAATGTAGCCCCCCCGTCATGATTGAGGAGTCCTCTGACGTTTTCAA